CTTATGGGCTGGGAAATAATCCTGAGATATTGCGGATGTTCGTTCGCATCGGTAAGGCGATTGGAGAAGGCTCGACCGTCCCAGGTGGCGGCGGCGGCGACAGAGTATCCGCAGCGCGGGAAATGTTCCCGTCCATGTACCAGGGCTGAAGCAAGAACAGCGGCCCTAGTCTCAACTGAAACCGTGGGGTTTTATAATGGCTGTCGTCGGTTCCCTTGTTTCGACGCTCTCGGACATCGCCAAGGGGGCCGGCGTCAACGCCGGCAACTCGCGCGTCATCGAGATTCTGAACCAGCAGAACGAGATGCTGGAAGACATCCCGTGGATGGAGTGTAACGACGGCACCGGCCACAAGACGGTGATCCGCACCGGCATCCCGTTCGGCACGTGGCGGATGCTGTATCAGGGCGTCCAGCCCTCGAAGACCACGAAGGCCCAGGTGCGCGACACCGTGGGTGTGCTCGAAAACTACTCGGAGCCGGACAAGGCGCTGGTCGATATCGCCCCCGATCCGGGCGAGTTCCGTCTCGGCGAGGCGCGCGGCATCCTCGAAGGCATGAACCAGCAGGTTCAGCAGGCGCTGGTCTACGGCAACCAGAACGTCGTGCAGCAGATGTTCACCGGGTTCGCGCCCCGCTACAACGCCCTATCGAGTGCCGGCACGTCCGAGAACGTCATCGACGCGGGCGGCACGGGCGCGGACAACACGTCGATCTGGCTCGTGTGCTGGGGCGAGGACTATGCGTTCGGCCTGTACCCGAAAGGCATCCCCGGCGGCGTGCAGCACGAGGACCGCGGGCGCGACACGATCCAGCTTGGGGACGGCTCGCGCTACGAGGCGTATCGCGACCATTTCCGCTGGGGCTGCGGCCTCTGCATCCGCGATTGGCGGTACATCGTCCGCATCGCCAACATCGACGTGTCGGACCTGTCGTCCGACGTGAACAAGCTCAAGGCGCTGGTCGCCCTGATGATCCAGGCGCAGGAGAAGCTTCGGACCAACTCGGGCCGGCGCGCGTGGTACATGAGCCGCAACACCGCCTCGAAGCTGCGCCTTGCGATCCTGGAGAAGGTCGGGCTCAACCTGACCTGGGAGACCGTCGCCGGCAAGAAGGTGATGATGTTCGACGGCGATCCGGTGCGCCGCGTCGAACAGCTTCTGAACACAGAAGCGGCCGTCGCCGCCTAACGAGAAGCCTCGATCCCGGATGCGCTGATTTGCCGGGCAGGCGAGCGGATTAGACACCCGCCAAGGGGGTGAGAGGCCCCCACCCTTTTCCTTCTCGTGAGGCCGTCATGATCCTCGACAAGCAGAACGAACTGTCCAACGCCCAGGCGATCACCGTCTCGGCCGCGTCCGTGAACCAGATCGACCTTGGCCCGCCGGCTTACACCGGCAACAGCAAGGGCAACACCAAGGGCACGATCGCGTTCAACGTGGACGCCGACTTCGCCGCGGCCGGGGCCGCCACGCTTCAGGTCGGGCTTCGCTCTTCGCCGAACGCCGACATGTCGAACGCCGTGGTCGCCCTCCTCCTGCCGCCCGTGCCGGTGGCGAGCCTGAAGCGCGGCGCGGCGCTCGCGGCGCTGATGGGCGAGCTTCCCGTTCCCGCCCGCGTCAAGCGGTATCTGGACGTGTTCTACACGGTCAGCACCGGCCCGTTCACCGCCGGGGCGATCTCCGCCCGGCTCACGCTGGATCAGCCCAACGGCGTCGGCGCGTAAGCGTCGGCTTAACCGTTCGGTCATAGGTTGGGAGCAAGGGACATGATGAAGCATCTGGTTCTGGCGGGGCTGCTGTCGTCGGTGTGCATGGCCGCGGCCGACAGCGGCGGGAGCGCGGCGGATAAGGCGCGCGCGGCGGCGCAGGAGGCCAAGGACAAGCAGGCCGACGCCGAGAAGGCCAAGGCGGACCGCGAGAAGGCTGCGGCCGACGCCAGCGGGGGCCAGACGGGCGGGGGCGATCAGCGGCAGGCATCGGCCAAGGACCGCGCTGACGGCAATTCTCCGGCCGCTGACGCTGAGAGCCTAGACCCCAAGGCGCTGCTCGCCCGGCTCGACGCCCAGGACCGTCTGATCAAGACGCTTCAGGCCGGGATGGCGGGCGCACAGGGGCCGGCACCGGACCAGAACAAGGACATCACGGCCGCGTCGCCGGGCGCGTCCTTCGACCCGCGTCAGACCCGCCCGCTGCCGCCCGGCGTCTCGTCCGCACCCTCGACACAACCGATGCCTGCGGGCGCGGACGCCATGTCCACCTCTGGCCTCGGCGCGGGCACGGGAGCGCTCTGGGGCACGGACGCCCGCGGTGCTCCGGTCCAGGCGCGGACCTATCCGATGCTGGAAGAGGAAGACATCGTCGTGATCGCCGCTGGCTACCATGACGACACGATCCGCAATCCCGGCGACATCATCCGCGGCTACAATGGCCCGGCCGCGTCGTGGTTCGTGCCCAAGAAGATGTACGACAAGCTCGGCCCGGATGAGGCGGTTCGGCAGTTCAAGCGAGCAATTGCAGAGGATAACCGCCGCCGGGCGGCATAGCCTCGACTGATCATCTGGTGCATAACGGGGCCTTCGGGCTCCGTTTTTGTTTGGGGGAACCATGCCGTTCGCGAAGGTGGACATTGCGAACATGGCACTCGGGCATTTGCGGCAGCGGCCCGTTGCCTCCGTGGACGGAGTAACCTTTGCCGGCCAGACGCCGGAGGCGGTCTATTGCAACCAGTTCTATGAACTCGCCTTGCGCGAAGCGTTCCGCGCGTTCGATTGGGGCTTTGCCCGCCGGCAAGTCCTGGGTACGAAGGTCCCGGCCGGGCTCCCGAATTGGCGGTTCGCTTACGAG